CGGAGAAGCCTTTTGTATAGGAAACATAATGAAGTATGCAATGAGGTATGGTAAGAAACCTGATCCTGTCACAGGAGAGTACAAGAATCAAGGAGACTTATTAAAGATTATTCATTATGCTATTATAGCAATACACTTATGGACAGAGGAGAAAACAAAAAGTGGAACAAATTAATACAACACAGAATTTTCATAAAGATTTACAACGCGGTAGAAAAATTGAAGAGTATATATTAAAAAGACTACAAAAAAAATATCCTTGTTCTGTTCTTATAGATGGTAAGTTTAAAGATTATGATTTATTTATTCCTGAAAAGGATAAAAAAATAGAAATAAAAGGTGATTATAGAAGCTGTGAAACAGGTAATATTATAATTGAATTAATGATGTTTAATAAACCTTCTGCCTTACTAACAACAACAGCAGATTATTGGGTTATTTTTACAGGTGAGAAATGTTTGTGGATTACTCCATTAAAAATAATTGAGTGTATTATAACTAATAATATTTCTTCGAGAACTTTAACAGGACAAGGAGATACAACATCAAAAATTGCCTGCTTAATTCCTATAGAAACATTTAAAAAATACTGTTTTAAAATAGAGGCTATTGAAAATGGAACAAACTAAACTACCCACAAGCTATCAAGAGTTCATACATCTTAGCAGATACGCAAGATGGAACGAAGATACAGGAAGACGCGAGACTTGGCAACAGACAGTTGCAAGATACTTTGACTTTATGCAGGAGCATTTAAAGAAGAATAACGATACTGATATATCAGACATTAGACCACAGCTAGAACAAGCTGTACTTAACTTAGACATTATGCCAAGCATGAGAGCTTTAATGTCAGCAGGTGCAGCTTTAGAACGAGATAACGTAGCAGGGTTTAACTGCAGTTATGTTGCTGTCGATACACCTAGAGCATTCGATGAGACACTTTATATACTTATGTGTGGTACAGGTGTTGGATTCAGTGTAGAACGACAGTATATTAATAAACTTCCTGATCTTCCTGAAGAAATACACTACACTGATACTGTTATCAAAGTTGCTGACTCAAAGATTGGTTGGGCAAAAGCTTACAAAGAGTTTATGTCTCTTCTTTATTCAGGACAGATACCACAATGGGATCTATCTAACATTAGACCACACGGTGCTAGACTTAAAACTTTTGGTGGTCGTGCTAGTGGTCCTGCACCATTGGCTGATCTTTTTCAATTCACTGCTAATATATTTTTTGATGCAGTAGCTAAAGGACAAAAGAAATTAGTATCAATTGATTGCCATGATTTGATGTGTAAGATCGCAGAAGTTGTTGTAGTAGGTGGTGTAAGGCGAAGTGCTTTAATCTCTCTTAGCAACCTCTCAGATGAGCGTATGCGTAATGCTAAGTCAGGTTCTTGGTGGGAGCATAGCCAACACAGAGCATTGTCTAATAACTCTGTAGCTTATACAGATTCAGCAGAGATGGGAGCATTCATGCGCGAATGGTTATCATTATATGATTCTAAAAGCGGTGAGCGTGGTATCTTTAATCGCCAAGCTGCTGAGAAACAAGCGGCTAAGAATGGAAGACGAGAAGATTATAAAGACTTTGGTTGTAATCCTTGTAGTGAAATCATATTGCGCAATAAACAATTCTGTAATCTAACTGAAGTGGTTGTTCGTGCTGATGATAATTGGTCTACGCTTTCAGATAAGGTAGAGCTTGCTACAATCTTAGGAACTTTCCAAGCAACTTTAACTAACTTTAGATACTTGACAAAGGCTTGGAAAGATAACACAGAAGAAGAAGCATTACTTGGTGTGTCACTTACAGGTATCATGGATAATAAATTACTGAGTACTTCTACATTACTTTCCACTAACTTAGAAACTTTAAAGAACAAAGCAGTTGTTATAAACGAAGGTTGGTCTGCTAATTTAGGAATAAAACAATCAGTTGCTATTACTTGTGTTAAACCAAGCGGTACTGTCAGTCAGTTAGTGGATAGTGCATCAGGTATTCATACAAGACACAGCGAGTACTATATAAGAACTGTAAGAGCAGATAAGAAAGATCCTATTGCACAGTTGATGGTAGATCAAGGAGTCTATCACGAAGATGATATTACTAAGCCTGAACATACTTTAGTGTTCTACTTTCCTATTAAATCTCCTAAAGGTTCTTTAACAAGAAAAGACTTGACAGCCTTAGAGCATTTAGAAATATGGAAGACTTATCAAAACCATTGGTGTGAACATAAACCATCGGCTACTATCTCTATTAAAGAACATGAGTGGTTGGATGTAGGCTCGTGGGTATGGAATAACTTTGATGATATATCAGGTGTTTCATTCTTGCCTTATGCTGATCACTCCTATCAACAAGCACCTTATCAAGAGATAACAGCAAAAGAATATAAAGAATGGCAAAAGAAAACAACGAGTAATATTGATTGGGATCTAATAAAAGATTATGAAAAGGAAGACATGACTGAGAATACTAAGGAGCTTGCTTGTACAGCAGGTGCGTGTGAGATATTATGAAAAATGAAGCAAACATAATTAGTTTCGCTGTACTCGTGGATAAGAAAGGCAATGTAATTACTGAACAAAAGATTGCTGAAATATCTGAGATTAAAAATAAACTTAATCCAATCACTTACTCAACACTTGAAACTATTGTACGCGTAGCTAAAGCTGAACTACACCAAGTACATTCTAAAATTGAAACAGAACTAGACGCAAGGAGTTATAAAGATTAAGTGGAGTAAATTTTTAATTCTAATTCTTTTAATAGTTTCTTGCACTATCATAGAAACAACAGTTGAATCCACAAAAAAAATAAGCAACGCTGTTATAGATGAAACAGTTGAATTAAGTAAAACGATTATCTCTATCCCTGTTGACGCAACCAAAACAATTGTTGATAAGATTGATGAAGAACTAAACGAATCTGATACTATACCTGCGCCACAAGAAAAAAATATAATACAACAAACAACAGTAGAAGAAGATAAAAGTATTTATGCTTCTTTATATGGGTTAGCTGCAGCTTTATTTATTGCAATACTATTACTTTTTATCTTTATGGCTGTTGGTATAAAGTCCAAACCACGCAGCACCCGCACCAACAACAATTGAAATCAAACCAGATTGCTCAAAACTAGGTTCAGCTAGATCCATAAACCAAAAGGTTGTAAAATATAATAGATACATATATACAGCAAGAAAAGCTCTTGGTATAATTCTCCAAGCATCTATTGCTTGTGCTACAAATATAAACTTTTGATAAGGGTTGTCATTCTTTTTATCTTCTAAGGTTCTTATTTTATCTTTAAGTGCAGAGTTCTCTTGAAGCATTTCCATGAACTTAGATAAGTCCATCTCTACTTCATTGCGAGACATGTCTCCACCAAATCTTCCGCTAGGATAATGTTGATCGTCACCCATATCAGTTCGCCAATGGGTTATCGTCTTTATCTTCGATTCTTTTAACCCTATTTTCTATTGCATTTATCTGTGTTGTTGCAGTAGATATATCTACATCTATAGTTTTAATCATGTTGCTGTTCTCTTTAATTTCAGGCATGATACTATCATCAATTGATTTATTAATGTAAGTCACAGAAGTTTCTATAGAACTAAAGCGTTCTTCAATTTCTTGTTGAGCGTCTTCTGTACCTTCTATACGACCTATTTTATTTTCTAAGTTTTCTATCCTATTAACATAGGTAGCACCTGTATAACCAAAGCCTGCTAATGTTCCTATAATAGAAACCAAGCCTATGATCTGTGCTGCTTTTGATTGAAACCAATCCATATTGTTCTCCTTGTTTTTATAAATTTGGTTGTTGTTTTATCATCTCATTTAATCCTGTTAAACTTGTAGCATAAAGGTTGTAAAACCCTGCATTATTATCAGGTATAGATGCGTTTACATATATTGCTTTAGGCTCGTACCAATCACTAGCCTGTGGCAACGCTACTTGTTTGTAAGCATCAAAGCCTGCCACATATCCCATATAAGCAACAAGTTCTGTTGAGTCTGCATACTCACCTGTCTCTTGTTGTTCTTGTTCTAATTCTTCTTGTTGTTGTTTTATATTCTGTGCAACAACTTGTTCTGCTGTGTTGTTGGTATTTTCTACATTGCCAACTGCTGCATTATTATCACCACTAGTATTTCCTACTGCTACATTACTACTGCTGTTGGTATTTCCTACTGCTGCATTATTGTCACCACTTGTATTGCTTGCAACACTAGTATTGGTGGTAGTTTCAGAGGTAGTCGTGGTGTCTGATCCTACAGCTACATTACTACTGCTGTTGGTATTCTCCGTTGTTGTATTACCCACACTTATGTTATTTCCTACTGCTACATTATTGTCACCTATTGATGAGCTGCCTGTCATCTCTGTTCCTACGCTCATATTAAGTACCTGTTGTGTTTGCATTGCTGCACTAGATACCTGTTCTGAAATACTCGGAGAACTTGACATACTTTGTCCTGATGATGAAGATGTCACAGCACTACTTGTTGCTGTACTTGCACCGCCTGCTGATACTGTATTGCCTGTAGAGTGTATAGAATTACCTGCTGTTGTTCCACTCATACTATTAGAAGCAGCTTGTATTGAATCCGCAACAACATTTAATTGTCTTGCTTTTTTATCTTGTTTCTTGTCTTCATTCTCTGCGACAACAACATCGCGATCTTCTTCTCGGTCTTGTATCTCTTCTTCAATTGTCTCTGCATCCTCCAAGTCTCTACCTTCTTCTTCTTCTTCAACAGTTTCAGAAAACTCTTCAATTGTTTCTTCACTTTCTTCTTGTTCAATCCATTCATCTAGTTCTTCAATAGTTTCAAATTCTAAAAATTCTTCGGTATTTATTTCTTCTTCAAAATATTCTTCTATTATTTCTTGTCTTTCAAACTCCTCGTATAATAAAGTATCTTCGTGTGGTAAGACAGAAGCATAAGT